TTCCTAAAATTCCTGCCGCCTCTATGTTTCTAAACATTTCTTGTTGCACTCCAAACCGAGCTGCATTGGCTGCAATGTATCTATTGATTACATCTGTTGGACTTTTTCTTCCTCCAGCTAATAAACCAAATATACCTCCAGTAAATTCTCGTCTAGCATTTCTCATACCTTCTTGGAATTCAGAAATTTTAAAACCCATACTATCTAATGGATCAACTTTAATAGGTCTGAAGCCCATAAAACCTGCTATCTCATCATCTACTTCTAATAGATCTCCTCTTTTAGTTGGAGTCTTAGTAGCAGCTTGGTATATTCTTTGAAATTGTTTGTATGATGGTGCTAATGCATTTCCTAAATGTCTAAATCTAATTGCAGCTTTATCCCCTGCTGAAGTTTCATCAGTATATAATAATCTTCCTTCAGCTGTTCGGCCACCTCTTACAGTTAGATCAGTTACAGCTTCTGTCCAAATAGATTCTGATATAAATGGATTCATTATCTCAGCACCAGCTTCGTTAACTCCACTAACAAAACTATCTAAAAGTTGTTCACCATTTTGTTCACCTTCTTGAATATTATTCATTAAAGTTCTAAAAGGTCTACCTATTACATCGTAAGCATTACTGTGACTAAAATCCATATACTTTAATTCACCATCTTCTGTTCGAATAGGAATGATTGTAGAATTTTTAGACCATTCAGGTACAAATCTTCTTAAAGCTTGAAGTTCATCTTCTGTTACATCATATAATGCTTTAGCTCCTTCAACCGCTACTGTTGGCACGACAGTTAAAGTTGTAGCCATACCAGATATTCTTCTAAATCCTATGCCATACATAGGGTTATCATTTTTAACTAATCCTTTTCCTATTTCATAAACCATAGGTAAAACATTACTGCCTCTAGTAGGTTTAGAATGTCTCATTTCTTTTAAACCTAGTTCAGCAATGTTAGTAGTTGTTCTAATCATTTCAGAAGGAAACGACATGAAATTACCAATAGGTAATAGTCTTGCTGTTTTAACTACATCTCCAACGTAAGCATAGTTTGGCACAGTATTTCTAACAATGTTAGCTGCTTCTTGTTTCAAAGCATCATCACTCATTTTAATTCCTGCATTTGCATAGGCTTTTTTTCTTCTAGCCATTTCAACAAAGTAGTTTGTTATCTTCCACGTATCATCTTCAGCTACATATTTTCCTTGAAAGAACTGTCCAACTTTTCTAAGCTTAGATAACATAGGTCTTAAAATACTATCTGTATTACTAACTTGTTCTCCAAACTTTATATCTCTCAATAAATTTTTAAGATCTCCTATTTGAACTTGTTGATTTACAACACCTAGTTCTACAAGTTCTCTATATAATTTTTCAAATGCAGGATCTTTAACTCCTACATTTAAAAGTCCTGATATATTTATTCCGTCTCTAAAAGCTTGAGCTACTACTTTAGGGTTTTCAAATAAAATTCCATTAGCTCCAGCAAATGCACCGGCGCTTAAAAAGTTTCTGATGTGTGTAGGTATAGATAAAACTGTTTTAGCAATTTGTGATAAACCTTTGGGTAATAATAATAAACTTCGATACATCCAACTTGCAACATTTTCTGCTGTTGATGCGCCTTCTCTTCCTCTAACAAAAGCAGTAAAACCTGTTTGCATGTTGTTCATGTTTTCAATACCTGCTGCAATTTCTTTTGTAGTCCACATGTCAGCTAAAGGATTAGTTAAATTTCCTTCCTTAGTCATTCGTGACATGATAGGGTTTAATGGAACTACATCTGCTACTCTATTAGTTGCAGCCTTAGCTTCAGCTTCACTTCCCCAGAAAAATCCTCTTTGACCTGCTTTGATAGCTGCATCATTTTTAGCAACAATCTCTCCTAAGTATCCTTTAGTTCTTGCAATGGAAGATAGGTTAGTCATAGCATTAAAGATAGAATATCTTGGGTCTTGTAGTTCACCAAATAATTCTCTAAATACTTTACTTCCTTTTCCTATTTGAATTTTTCCTAAAGCTCCTTTGTCTACTAATTGAACAAATGATTTAGTGCTTTGTCCTCCAGTAGTTAAATTTTGATATTGAAAATCAGGAAGAGTCTTTGGCTTCTTCATTTTATTTACTTGTTCTAAAATATCATCTACATGCATTTTAGCTTCTTGATAATATTGATCACTGTTCCATCTAAAAGGAACGCCTTTATTATTTTTTGCAATGTATCTTCTAAATAAATTTATAGCATTAGAGTAAGCTTCATCGGTAGGTTGATAAGCTCTGTATCCTAAAAGACTTTTATCTTCAAAAATTTTATATGTATTTCCTACAAGGCCTTGAATCCTATCTTTCATTATTCCTCTTAAATCATCTTGAACTTTAACATCATCTACTAAATCTATAAGTCTTGCAAACTCAGAACGAGATTGATTAATCCCTCTAATTAAATTTGCTTCTTGACCTTCAGTTAATTTTTTAGCTTTAATATTTTTAAAAAGTTCATTTCCTCTTTTAGGATCAATAGGTTTTCTCATATTCCCTTCAAATAAAACTTCATTTAAATTTTTTAAGAATTTAGTTTTTTCTTGACGAGTTGATTTGTCATACATTGTTTGAATAGAAGGAAACATTTTGTCTACTTCTCTAGTAATATTTTTAACTACTTCATTAGCTCTGTTTAAATCAGATGCTTTTAATGCTTCTTTATATGTTTCAGATAAAAATAAATCTTCAGGTAAATTTTGTCTTGGTCTAAATGCACCACCAATTTTATCTACTATTCTTTCAAATCTAGAATTACTATAAGCTAAATCTTTACCTCTCTTAGCTAAAGCTTTAGCACCAGTTCCCACACCATATACAAAAGGTGTAAGTAATATAGATTCAGAACCAAATTTAATTCGGTTCATTAATTTTCTAGCCGCGTCATGACGAGGACCTAAGTCATCATCTCTTTCTAAACCTGTTGGAGCTGATTGAAACATATCACCAAAAGTTCCTATCTCTTCTACATCAGCAACCATTGTTTCTCCAGCAGCACCACCCATTACACCGGCTGCAAATCTTTTAACACCTGCTCTTTTATTTAATCTGTTAGCTTGAGTTAAACCTTTAACTACATTAGGTGCTCCTAATGTTGCATACTGACCAGCCTTCTTTGCTTTTAAAGCTTTGTCTGCTAGGTTAGTGGCTGTTTTAAATCCAGCAGCTCCAGGTATACCAATAGAAACTAATGCTTCGGTAATTTTTCCAGCTGCATGTTGTTGTGCTACTTCTTCAAAGGGATTTAATTTATCAAAAAATTTTTCTACTTCGATAGCTGTTTTTGTATCAGCTCCAAGATCAATTAATTCTGCTGCTAATGATACGATTCCTTCAGGTACTTTTAAGACACCTGAAACTAGACCAGCACCAGCGGCCTCGTACCACGAGGCTTCGTTGTTTTCTTCGGCATCGTTTAATGGTTCAAAAGCCATCTAGCCTCCTTACCTTATACGCTTAGCTGTTTTTTTGCCTGCGTATGTTTCAGCCATGCTTTCTTTATCAATAATTTCTTGTAATTCTACAATGCTAATTGCATCTGGGTTTTCTCTTCTAAATTTTGAAGTGTCTCCTCTATTACTTGCTGGTGGAATTAAAACATAACCTCTAGCTTCAGCTTCTACTTCAGCTTCAGATCTAGATAGTTTTGTTCCAGACTCACTTGTTCCTATAATTTTTTCTTTATCAATAACTTCTTCACCTGTTGGTATAATATCTTCAAAAGTTTCTTGATCTACTTCTGTAAAGTCATATCCTTTTTGACCGTCTTTTTCTATGATACCATTAAATTTTTTAACTTTACCATCTTTAATATCGTAGAAATATTTTCCAATTGAACTTTGTTTTTTAAGAAGCTTACTTCTTTGAGTTTCATTTGAAGGAAGTTGACCCCCTACCAAACCTTCTGTTACAGAGTCAGTTAATTTATCTTTAATAACTATATCCCAAGTAGCCTTGTTTTTACCCACTCCATATTCATCACCTTGAGCTACATAAGAAGTAGTTAAATTAGCTATTCTATCTAGCTCGGAAGATCTCGCTTCATCTCCTGTTCCTAATGATAAAACACTGAATGCTTCTTCAATAGATTGATATGGTTGATTTGTGCTAGGATTAATAGCTCCTAATTCAAAAGCTTCTTTGGCTCTTTTATAATAAGCCGATGCATTTTCTGCTGATTGATTTTTTAATTTCTGTAACTCCATAGCTTGCTCTTGACCAATATCTAATGTCTCTGCTTCAAGAGCTATCTTTCTCATTAGATCTTGCTCACCTGTTCTGTTAGCTGCAAATTGTTTGTAAGGTTCTTGCATTGATTGTGCAGCTGTAGTTAATATATTTCCTGTTGGAGACCTAGATGCAATGTCTAAACCAAAGTTAATTAAAAAATCATTAAAGTTTTGTCTTGCCGGTCTTGTACCTATTGCTTCTAGTAATCTTTCTTTAGTAGATCTACCAGTTGAAAAGCCAGGTCGACTTTGTAATCCAGAAGTAATACCTTCTCCGGCACTACCACCTTTTCTAAACATAGGTCGTCTATAAACGTAACTCATTATGCTATCGCCGCTTTTCCTGTTAAATAATCACCATAGTTTCCTAATAATCCTCCACCAACTGACGCTATTCCTAGTGCAGATTGCAACGGTGTAGGGTTAGGCATTACCATAGATTGATATTGTCCTGGTGCTCCGGATGCAATACTAGCAACCCCTGTTTGTTGATAACCAAGTCTTTCATAAGGCTCGTACGCTGCCAATCTATTTGCTTCTCTTGTAGCATCTAGCTGAGCTTGTTCCTGAGCTTGTTGAGCCGCGCCCGCTGACCCTAAAGTTCTAATGTCGCCTTGGTATAATTGTGGAACTAAACCAGCTAATCCTTGTTGTTGTTGGAATGCTTGGTTTGCTAATTGATTAGCTTGAGTAAATCCTTGTTGTAATAATCCTGATTGTAATAGAGCTCTGTTCATATCTGATTTGTTTTGGTACTGTGCTCTCATCACACCTTCTCTACCACCACCTAAGTTTCCAGTTCTTGTAGCCATGTCAGCGATACCTTGTAATCCAGCTGCTGCTTGTGTGTCATACTCAGATAAAGTTGCATTGATTATATCCTGTTGGTACGGAGACATAAAATTTGTGTAAGCTGATGGTCCTGAATAAGCTCCAGCTTGTGTAATGTATGGTGAAAAAGCTCCGATACCTTCACCTTGTTTTGTAGCTAATGAATAAGCATCCGTTTGCGCTGTATCTAAACCAGCAACTTTCGGTGCAAATAAATCTGTTTTTAATGGTGCAGCAGTTAACGCTGTTAACTGTGTTCCTAAATCTTTTTGTAAATCTTCCACATATTGTGGTGGTAACGCTTGTGTTTGTTGTACTGCCATTATACTACCTCGCTTAGCCTTTCCGAAACTTCGAACATTTCTTGAGCTCCTTTTAATCCTTGAGACTCCTCTGATATTCTACCACCATTTTCTAAATTTTCCATCACATTTTCCATGATCTCTGCTCCTTTGTCGATGTCTCCACCGCCTGCTCCTCTAACAGCATCTGCTGTCATTACAAATTCGTTAACACTTAGTCTTGCTGGAACGTCATCTAATTTTTCCTTAGCTCCAATATCTACAAAACCACCAGTATTTCTATAGTCTTTTTCCATACCTCCAAGGTCCATGATCCCTCCTCCTTCAGCAAAACCCGCTCTTCCACCTTGAGCCATAATATCAATATTCTTAGACGCTTGAGTTCCAAGATAAGGATACTTGTTTCTAAGTGCTGCTAGTTTTTCACCAGATGGATCCTTAAATGCTTCTCTTACTTCTAATCTAATACTATCTAAATCTAAATCTTCACCACGGTCCATAATTATATCTACAGTTTCTTCAGGACCTTGACCTAATAATTTTGTTGCTGCTGTAGTAATACCTATAGCACCTATTAATTTTTTAGGGTCTTTTAAATCAGCAAAAGATGTTGGAACGTATTCCATAACTTTATTTTTTAAACTTCCTAAAAAAGTTTTATCTGCTGTTTCTTTACCACCCGTTGTTACAAGATCTTTAAAAACCATTTCATCTGAAAATCTATCTGCTCCTAAATCCTGTGCTGCTCCAAAAGCTTGACCACTTTCTGTCAGTGCTCCTTTTTCAACCATTGGACTGGTAGTTGTTGTAGCAGCAGTGGCTATAGGAGAACTAAAATATTGTCCTAGTCCTGTTGCGTTTGGATTAATTTTAAGATTAAATCCTTTTTGTAAATCTGCTCCACCAATACCTCTAGCTAATTGACCCATACCATAATTCATTAATCCTGATTTAAGACCTTTGCTTATACTTCCGTGTCTATCGAATCCACCAATACCAGACATTAAACCTGCGGCTATTGGGTTAAACGGTGCAACAAACGGTGCAGCTTTAACTGCTATATCTGCTACTTCATTCGGTATTAATTTTCTAAGTCTTTTTTTAAGTGAGCTTCCAATACCATAACGTACTCTTCCATCAAGACCAGCTATTCCACCATAAGCCATTCCAATATCTTGTTCGTCTTGACCAGCCATTATTTTATCTGCTAGGTTAGAAGCTGCTCCAAAGTCATAACCTTGGCTCATTAATTCTTCTATTAGTTTTATTTTCTTTTGCATCAGAGGATCTACAGCTGCCATCTGCTGGTGTTCCATGATCATCTGTTCTTCTTGTGGAGATTTAGGACCCTCATTACCTCTATATTTAATAGATGGTGCGTTGGTCTCTAGTGTTTCTGAAATATTGATATCTGTTATTGCCATAATTTTGCCTAATTTTACTCGGGTTTATTATATTACTTGGTTTTTGCGAACAAATCAAGGGTTGGCATGATGACTTTAACATCTCTTCTGATCTCTTCTTCAGGGATATTAGCCATTTTTACCGCTTCTTCGTTCTTATAAACTTCTCCTGTTTTTTTATTGGTTATAGTTGTTATTATTTCTTTTGGTTTTAATACTTGCATTATGTAGTTACCTCTTTCTTGATGTTTAAATAGCTAACAGCTATATCAAATGAGTCTGCACTGCCGGCTTTAATTGTAAGGGTTTTTCCACCCTCTACTATTAATGGTTGGGTCAATAATTGTTTAGTTACGTTAGCAGTTAAAGCTGCTGATTTAATAGTTGTAATAGAGTTATTTGTAACAATAGGACTAGGTGTACCAGCTGATGTTACTAAAATAGATTTAATAACATATGTTTCACTCACTAAAGGATTACCAGAACCAAAAGGATTTAGTTCTCCATTACTAGTATCATTATCTATTCCTATAAATTTATATTGGTTTACTACTGCCATTAATCTAAAAAGAAACTTCTAGCTTCTATCTCCTGTTTTAATTCTTCTTGAAATGTAGTGTTTAATTTTTCTAAGACGGCGTCTAAATCTCTAATTAAAGATTGCGCTACATCCGCTTCATACTCATTGCTTGCTCTGGTTAATGATTGTACTATCTTTGCCATTATGTATATAAATTTTTAACTCGTTCTTGTATCATTTCACGTAATTGATCTGTATTTTGTAAACCTACAGCTTGTGGATTTAAAGTTCTGTCTGCACCTTGAAATCTTAAAACTATATCATCTAATGTTATTGCATCATCATCTACTTCTATTCCTGCAATACCTTGATTTTGTGATGCTGCCCATGCTTCATAACTAGGATAACCAAGTTGTTGCCACCAAGGTGTATCTCTACCATCATTTATGTTTTCTACTGGTTCATTTCTTCTACTAGCTCTAATTGCATCTGCGACAGTTCCATAAGTTCCATCAGTTTTTAAACCAGCTGGTCCAACGTTTCCTGTTGATGGTGTGGAAGGAAATAATGATCCTAAACCTCTGGCAAGTGCTCCCCACATTCCACCACTACTCATATAATTTTCAACTCCTGATGCAAAGTTTCCTACACCTTGACTAATCCTTTCACGTAAAGTAGGTGTTTTATGAACAGGAACACTACTTCCAAAAAACTGACCATAGTTAGTATTCGCTTGGTTTGTAATTGTATCTTGTCTTCTTTGTTGATCTCTTATTGCATCAAAAGTTTGTGATCTTTGTTGGTTAGCAGCTGCGTTGTATTCTTCTCTAGCTCTATCTTCATTCGGATTTCCACTTGATGTATTTGTGCCTGATGAACTTCCATGAGTTCCTCCATAATACTCACTTGGTGGATAAGCAGGAATTCCTTCTGCAGTCATTGTTTTTTGTCCACCTAAATTTTCTAAAGTTTTTGCTTCACCTGGAGTAATGTAAGCTAACATATGTGGCTGATTTCTAATTGTTTTAGTACTAGTTATACCACCATTATTTTTTTGAATTCTACTTCCATAAGTATCAGTCCAATCTCTTGCGATTTCGGGCTCATTAGCCCATAAGTATCTTCTTTGTTTTTCTGATTTAAATGGCATTATCTTCTTCCTCCAGCATGTATATCTAACCTAAAAGTCCCTAATTTCCAATTAGAATCTATCGCTGTGCAGGATAGAGTTAAAGCAATAGCTCTGGCCCTTGCTCTAGTATCAATTTTTGTAGTGCTAGAAGTAGTACTAAATGGACCTAAAGAAGAACTAGCTGAACTATCATTTGGATAGTCTCTTAAATCTAATTGAATAATAGTGGTTCCTTGTTGAGTAATATAATCAGGAATAATTCTACTTACTCTCATAATGTTTTCTCCATCTCCTCTTAAATCAGCAAGAGAAGTAGCTGCCCCTCTAATAATTTTTTGAGTAATATCATAATCACCTGAAGTAATGTTAGCTGGGACTGCATAGGTAGTAGCATTTTTAATATAGTTTACTCCTTTTTCTTGTTCAAAATAATAACTTATGCCATCCGTATTTCCAATTACATCAAATGAAGTATCAGTACCTGCATCATATTCTGTTGCGTGTGGTAAACCAAATACAGATGAATCTTGCCATGTAGTTCTTCTCAATATAGTACTGGCATTAGTATACCAAATAGGTCTTTGAGGAGTTGAATCTAAATAACTATAAACAACTGATCTATCTACAACGTTTGATGTAGAGGTTGGATAGAACCACATAACTTCTCCAAATAAGTTATTGATTCCACAATATATTAATTGATTAGATGTTGTATTTAAATCATTATAAACATAGTCTTCAACCAAACAGTCCATTGATTCTAGTTTACCAGTAAATCTAAAGAAACCATTTTCTGACATCCAATAGGCAGCACCATCAACTTCAGCTGCTGCATTCATTCCTATTAATCCACAGTTAGTTCCAACTTGTTCATAGGCGAAAGTAAAAGGTTGACCAACAAATCTCATGGTAAATAAAGAAGTATCAGTCCAAACATAAAGAGCATTTCTACCAAGTTTTGCTCCCATGATCCGTGATCCGGCAGCCAGTCTTTGTGCACCAGCAGTATTTTCTGCGGTTGGTGTCCATGTATTTAAATCTTCTTGGTTCGAGAATCTTATAAACATATCATCTTGTGAGGATGTGTCTCCAATAGTTTTTTCTGTTCCAAATAAAACTAAGTGACGATCGGGTGTTGATACTAACATATCTCTGGATGCAGTAGGTGCTCCAGAGATAACGGTAGCTCGTGTTGCAGTAGCATTAGCTAAATCTGCATCCCATTCAAAAACTGCACTGTTGTGAATTAGAGCAATGAGTTTTGAACCAAAGTTATCTAATGACCAAAGACCTGGGTCAGTTACTTTATCTGTGTTAGCTGCAGCAGAACCCCATCCAGTCCAGCTAGATGTGTTAGTAACTGTGGCTCCATCAGAATGAGCAGCTCTTGTAGAATTTCTTACTGCTCTAGTAATACCTGTAAAACTTGTAGCTGTTACACCTGTATAAGAAATTTCTTCACTTCCCACTTGAATATAATTTGTTCCAGAAGATGGAAAACCTGTAGTGCTTGTCACATTAATAGTAGTTCCTGATCCACCTGTACCAGCAGTATCGTTTAATAATGCTCCATTTAAAGTAGTAGTTACTGAACCTAAAACGTTACCACCAAATAAAGATATACCCCATCCATAAGCTCCTACTTGTTCAGCGGGTCCAACGTGGTAGTATCTATAATAAGTTATTCCTCCAGAAGTAGTAGCACCACCTCCTGTTTCAGTATCTTCTACTGTAATTTTAAAATTATCGGTGTCAACAACTTCTGTAACCATAAATTTTTTGTCACAAAAGGTTGCCGATGTATAATTAGAACCAGTAATTGAACTAAAAGTAGCTGCATCCCCAAATAAACAAATGTCTCCAGCTTGAAAGCCATGAGATGAAGCTGTAATGGTTACAACTTTTTGACCATTAGTAGTGCTAAAAGCACTTGTAATAGCTGTACCTGATGGATTAACTAAAGGATGGATGTCATAATAAACTCCGCCTGTATATACATATAAAATTCTATTAGTTCCTAATGCCCCATATTTAATTGAATCTTTATTAACAAAATGATGAAGACCTCTTACAACTCCTGTTAATTTACTTTCCCCTAATTGATTCCAACCACCTACTTTTTCTGGTGTGCCATATCTAAAACGTACATTCTCACCGCCGGTCCATTGAGACTCAGCGCCAGTCGATGTAACTTGTTTATTGAATCCTGGTAAAAAACCTAACTTTTGTAACATATAACTCCATAATATTATGACTTC